TTTATCTCATCAATTATTTGTTGTGTACCAATAGCCAAATAAATTCCTAGTGATACAATCAAAGTAATTCCTATAATTAAATAAATCATTTTAGAAATAACCCAAAACCAATTACAGCAGATAATATTAATACAATTAAAAACTGTTCAAATGGCATATACATTTTTTTACCTCGCTTTTTTGTTTAAAGATTATTGAAAAAATAGTTTATAAGAATAATTAAAACTATAATTCCAAAACTTAATAATAATAAATCAATCATACAACTATTAATATACATGCAAAAATTGCATAGGTCAAATGGTTAGCCATGCAAAAAACACATGACACAATTCGTTCACATTCTGTTCTATTTCTTAACAGCTGTTAACAATTTATTTTTTTATAGATTTGACACTTAATTAAAATTAGTTTAATAGAATAAGTATATGCTTAATTTTAACAATAAACTGAAAGGCAAAAAATGAGCAACAAAACTGAAACAATGATAAAAGAAATTGAAAAACAAGAAAAACAAAATTTCTTACAATCATTAAAAGCTAATGAAAAATTAAAAAGTAATTTATCAATAGCTTTAAAATCTACTAATAACTTAATGAACAATACGCTTCCAAAATTGGCTAGTTCATTAACGGCTTTTATTAGTGAATTTAATCAAAAAAATAAAGGTAATACTAAAACAAGTGATAATGATATTATTCAAGTTAAAGCTTTAAGAGAATATTGTTACAGCTTAGTTAATTATGACCGAAAAGATGCTGTTAATACAGCTTTCGAAATGGTTGTAACAAGGGCAATTAGATTGTCTTTAATGGCTACAGACTACAAAAACGAATTTAATATTGATGAAAAATCAAATAAAATTTTTGTAATGTCTAAAGTTGCTACACCTTTAATTGTAGAAAAATTAGAAGGTCAAAAAGCTAGCAATAGAAAAAAACCAAATACATCAACGGAATTAGTTGAAGTAAATACTGGAATTATTGATAGAGTATACAAAACAAAATACCCTACCAAAGTTTCAAGTAGACAACCAAAAACTAAAGACGCTAAAGATGAAATGACATTTAAGGAATTATCAAAACAATTCTTAAAAATGTTTAATAAAATTAGCGTATTTGCTAAAACTAAAAATGCTGAGTTCATAGATCATATTGACGAAAAATCTATGGAAACTTTAGGAAATATTAAAGCAAGTTTTGACGCTGAATATAACAATATTAGAAATACATATGATAAATATGAAATTGATATTGATGGTGAAAAACTAGTTAAAAAAGTAGCTTAACTCTTTGGGCTATACTTTAGCCCTTACCCCAATAGCCCCCTTGATTAATTTCTAGGGGGCTTTTTTTATGCCCTGAATTTACCCTGAGTAGTTACCAAAGTTACACTAGATACAAAATTTGATACCACCTTGATTACATACAACTGTTAACTAAAAAAACTTTTAATATTACTCTAATTACCCTTGACTATATTTGTATAACTACACTTGAATTCCACTTGAAAAACTCCAAAGCTTTCACTTGAAAACACTAGGGGGGTACGCAGGCGACACAGGGGGGTACTGTATACATACATATGCACTCACCATAAAATATACAAAAGCCATGTTAACCACCTTGGGGCTAGATTTATTCTATCCCTATGTAGCTCCTGACGATACCTTAAGGGAGAATCTTGGGTAACCTTTAAATAGATACTAAGACCCCCCTGCGTACCCTTAATGGTACATTATACACCTATATAAGGATTTTGTCAATAGGTAATTTGTACCATTATGTCACACCCAAATTATTTTTATAGAAACCCTTGACATTTTGTTAAATATTGTTATAATAGATAATCATGGGTCTATCAAAGGGATCACACACATTATCACGGTAAATATACACACCAGGATTATCACTGATACACCCATCTAATATAGGCTGCAGCCTAATAACAACACACATATGAAATATGGCAAAATATCAATCAAACTTAACTCAAGAAGAAAAAGACGAAATTATTGCTAAGTCTAGGGAAACTACTAGGAAGAAATTTAAAGATTTCTTTACTCGTAAAAGAAAAATTCCTGGATCTAGAGAAGATAAATCAAAAGCTGATGTTGAAAAGGATTTACCTAGAGGTACTCCTGCTCCTTCACAAATGGAGGATTACAAACCTTCTAAGAAAAAACAAACCTTTAGTGAAGCTTTTAAAAAAGCTAGAATGGAAGGTGTTGACGAATTTTTATTTGGTGGCAAAAAATATGCCGCTTTAACTAAGGAAGAACTAGGATCAAAAAGTCTTAGAGAATACTTAAATGAAAAACGTCAACGAGATAAAGAAGCAGATCAAGAATAAAGATTTCTGGGAAATCATTAAAGAGGTAAATGCTAGGCATGGATTCAGCTATTCTTCCGAGTCAAAAAAAAGAACTTACCGAAATGCAGGAAAAGTTTCTAGACGCATTATTCGGTCAAGCAAAAGGAAATCCAAAGATAGCAGGTGAGATAGCAGGTTATTCTGAACATAGTTATCCTAAAGTATTACAAAATTTAAAATCAGAAATAACAGCTAGAGCAGAAAACTATTTAGCTGTACATTCTGCAAAAGCTGCAACTAAAATGGTTGATATGCTAGATGAAGATGGAACAACACCACATGCTAACATTAGAATGGAAGCAGCAAAACAGATATTAGATAGAATAGGCATAGTCAAAAAGGATCAACTAGATATTAATATGAAAGCTATGCATGGAATTTTTATATTACCTGCAAAAGATGGAACCGATAAAGATTAAAAAACGTGGAAAGACTACGCCGTTTGGTTACAAAGATTCGAATGACGCTGGATATATTGAGCCAGTTAGAGAAGAACTGGATGCTTTAAGACAAGCAAAAGAATATTTAAAAACCTGTTCATTAAGAGAAACAGCAAACTGGTTACATCGTAAGACAGGAAGATACATATCACATGTCGGACTTAGAAAAAGAATTAATAGCACCTCCGAAACAGAAGAGGCAACCACAGAAGAAAAAGCAGAAAGCTAAAATCTCTGCAAAACAAGCTCTAGAACGAAGTAGAAAAAAAGTTGCTAAAGCAGAACAATCTTTACGTTCTGCTAAACAATCAGCTGAAAATATAAAAAATAAACTTAAAGCTGTTAACCAAGCATTAGACGGAAAAGAAACAAAACTACTTACTGAAGACATAATCGATAGTGTTCCTAATAATGTTCAAGAGCATATTAAATCGCAAGATGTAATCTTTAAACCTAATAAAGGTCCACAGACAAATTTTCTTGCGGCTTCTGAAAGAGAAGTATTTTATGGAGGAGCTCGTGGTGGTGGTAAATCCTACGCCATGTTGGTTGACCCATTAAGGTACTGTAGTAAAACTTCTCATAGGGCACTTCTAATAAGGAGGACAATGCCTGAGTTAAGAGATTTGATTAATCATTCTCAACGATTATACTCAAGAGCATTTCCTGGAGCAAAATGGAGAGAACAAGAAAAAGAATGGAGATTTCCATCAGGTGCAAGAATAGAGTTTGGTTATGCAGAAAACATGACAGACGTTTTGCGTTACCAAGGTCAATCATACACATGGATTGGAATAGACGAGTTACCACAATATCCTACTCCAGATATATATAATTTTTTAAGATCTTCTTTAAGATCTGTAGACCCAGAGATACCAGTGTATATGAGAGCAACTGGAAATCCAGGTAACGTAGGATCTCAATGGGTTAGAGAAATGTTTGTAGATCCAAGTGAGCCGAATAAGCCATTTGATATATCTATTAATACACCTACAGGTATAAAAAAAATTACAAGAAGATTTATTCCAGCTAAACTTCAAGATAACCCATCTTTGATGCAAACAGATGATTATTATATTATGTTAGCATCATTACCTGAAGTTCAGCGTAGACAATTTTTAGACGGAGATTGGGATGCATTTGATGATTCAGCTTTTCCAGAATTTAAAAAAGAAATTCACGTGGTCGAACCTTTCGACATTCCTAAAGGATGGTACAGATTTCGTGCTGCAGATTGGGGCTATAGCTCTCCTGCTTGTGCTCTCTGGTTTGCTATTGATTACGATAATAATCTTTGGTGTTATAGAGAAATTTACCCCACAAAACTAACAGCAGATATATTTGCTAGAAAAGTTTTAGAATTAGAGCATGGTGAATATATTGCTTATGGAGTTTTAGACTCTAGTACATGGGCTAAACGAGGAGACATTGGTCCAAGTATAGCAGAGACTATGATTCAAAATGGGTGTAGATGGAGACCTTCAGATCGATCACCTAAATCTAGAATCAGTGGAAAACTAGAAGTACATAAACGATTAGCTGTTAATCCTGATACAAAAGAACCAGGACTTAGAATTTTTTCTACATGTAGAAACTTAATTAGAACATTAGGTACACTACCGATTGATAAAAACAATCCAGAAGATGTAGATACAAAGGCAGAAGATCATGCGTATGATGCTTTACGATATGGATGTATGAGTAGACCTATGCATCCAGGGTATGCTAAAGCATTTAGAAATTATAACAATCAATCTAACTTCATACCTGTAGATACTAAATTCGGATATTAATATGCCACTTACAGCTAAAGGTAAAAAGATTAAGAAAGCAATGGAAAAACAATATGGTGCAAAAAAAGGTGCCAGTGTTTTTTATGCTATGGAAAATAAAGGGAAGTTAAAAAATGTTGCTAAAAAGAAAAACAAAAAAACTTCCAAAAAGGCATAGAAAAAATTTTCCATATAAACTTGTTATGGTATGGTGGGAAGATATTGTATCTGACTCATCATGGAACGACATAGTTGATATTCAAAAATCTGAAACTGCAGTATGTTGTAGCGTAGGATGGATAGTCCATCAAGATCAGACAAAGATTATTCTTATGGCTGATTTTAGTTTTGAATCCAACGAAGAGATTAAGCAAGGTGGTTCTTCTACAGTGATACCACAAAAAAATGTTTTAAAAATTAAATCATTAAAAATATAGGAGATGCACCATGCCTAAGAAAAAGAAAGAAGAAACTTTAGAGGATATAGTAGAAAGAATGGAAGAAGATTTAAATACATTGCGTCATAAGATTTGGGATATGCAATGTGAAACAAATGAATCATCAGATGATGAAGATGAAGAAGATTTTGATGATGAGGACAACGATGACGAGGAGGATGAATAAATGGAAAAATCATTTAATCCAAATGCTAAAATAACTCAAGGTCAATTAAGTACAGCAGCTGATGGTAAACAACCTAATCAGCCAACTGTTAATATTGATTTTAGTAAACATGCACCTGTTAAAGGTGAAGCTGATAATGCGTTAAAGGATATTAACTATCCTTCTAAATCAGGATCAGAACACATGCAAAGTAAGTTATTTGACATGGCAGATGAAAAGGACTACTAATGGACTTTAAAGAAATATACGAAAATATGGAAACTAAAAAGCTTGTTGACAAAGCTAAAAAAGTTTACAAACATTTTTCAAAACCAAAAGAAAAAATAGGAAAACCAAAAGGTAAACAATATGGGGAAACAGATTTATTATCTGGCGATAATTACTATCCTCCTAAACCTTAATATTAAAATGGAAAATACTATTGTACCAAAACCAAAACCTGCTAATTTAAAATCAAATTATATTGCAGATGTTTATGCAGGTACAAGTAAAATATTAGAAAAAAAATCTAAAGAGTACGTTAAGTCAGAACTCAAAAAAAAATATTCTAACCTACAAGGTAAGAAAAACAAACAATACGGAATAATCGAAGGAGAATAACTATGATGAAAAAAGTTATGCACGGAGAATTATCTTCTGCAAGCGAAGCTAAAAGACCTAATGACAAGTTAGAAATTGATGCTAACAAAAAAGTTAATCAAGGTGATATGGCTTCTGGCACAGATGCAAAAGGTAAATCTAAATCAGGTGTTGATGCTTCTATCTTTAGAATGGCAGAAGAAAGAGATTACTAATTTAAAATAATATTATAATGGCTGACGATAAACAACAAGAACAATATCACGGTAATAATCTTGTTGGTCATATTCGTAATAAGTTTCAAGAATCAGAAACTTCAAAGATATATGATGAGAAGAGATGGTTAAAAGCATACAGAAACTATAGAGGTATCTATGGTCCCGAAATGGCTTTTCGTGATAATGAAAAATCTAAAGTATTTGTAAAAATTACAAAGACTAAAGTTCTTGCTGCGTTTGGTCAAATTATTGAAGTTTTATTTTCACAAGGTAAATTTCCATTAGGAATTAAACCTACTACAGTTCCAGAAGGAACTTCAGAGTATGCTAGAATGCGACAACCTGATGAGCAAGCTAGCGAAGATACCAATGAAGATAACATTGTAAAAGATATGTATGGTTATCCTGGTGATGGTAAAGAAATAAAACCAGGAGCAACAGCTGCAGATTTAATGCAAACTCTTGCCCAAGACTTTACTGAATTAGGTTTTGAAGAAGGTACAGCAATAAGAGGTGAGCCTCAGATTGAACCAGCTAAAATGGCTGCAGAAGCAATGGAAAAACTAGTTCATGATCAATTAGAAGAATCCAAAGCTGTAACAATTATGCGTCATACATTTTTTGAAATGGCATTAATGGGTACAGGAATTATTAAAGGTCCATTTTCAAATACTAAAACATATCATAGTTATGATAGAGTTGAAGATGTAAATGTTTATATTGCAAAAGAAAAATCAGTTCCAAGTATTGAAGCTGTATCTTGTTGGGATTTTTATCCAGATCCAAATGCTACAAATATCAATGACTGTGATTATGTAATTCAAAGACATAGTTATAATAAACAACAATTAGTTGATTTAAAAAATAAACCTATGTTTGATGGAGAAGCTATTGAAGCTTGTTTACAAGAAGGACCTAATTATCAAATTAGAGGATACGAATCATCTCTTTATGATAGAGAAAATATTACTAGTGTATATAATAATAGATTTGAGATTTTAGAATACTGGGGTATTATAGATGCAGATATTGCAAGAGAATATGGAGTAGATATTGCAGAGGATATGGACTTTGCACATGTTAATGCATGGATATGTGGTAATCATATTCTAAGAATTGTTGAAAATCCATTTACTCCAAAAAGAATACCATATTTAGTTTGTCCATATGAAGTTAATCCTTATCAATTCTTTGGTGTAGGTATTGCAGAAAATATGGAAGACTCACAACAAATTATGAATGGTCATGCTAGAATGGCTATTGATAATTTGGCACTAGCAGGTAATTTAGTTTTTGATGTTGATGAAACTATGCTAGTACCTGGACAGGACATGAAAGTATTTCCTGGTAAAATATTTAGAAGACAAAGCGGTCAAACAGGTCAAGCTGTTCATGGATTAAAGTTTCCTAATACTGCTATAGAAAACTTACAAATGTTTGATAAGTTTAGACAGCTAGCAGATGAATCAACAGGTATACCATCATATTCACATGGTGCTACTGGTATTCAATCTACAACTAGAACTGCATCTGGTATGTCAATGCTTATGGGTGCAGCTGCATTAAGTATTAAAACAGTTATTAAAAATATTGATGACTATCTATTGAAACCCCTAGGTGAAGCATTATATCATTGGAATATGCAATTTAATGATGATGCTCCACAGGTTAAAGGCGATTTAGAAGTTAAAGCTGAAGGTACATCTTCACTAATGCAAAAAGAAGTTAGATCACAAAGACTAATTACATTTATGCAAACAGCTTCTAATCCTGCTTTAGCACCATTCGTTAGATGGCATACATGCTTAAAAGAAATTGCAAAATCTTTAGATATTGATCCAGAACAATTAATCAATGATCCAGAAAAAGCTGCAATATACGCAAACATAATGGGGATGGTAAATGGAAATCAAAATAATACAACCTCTACTGGAGGACAAAATCAAATGGCAACAACTGGAGAAGTTCCTGTTGGAGCTTCAGCAACAGACGTATCGGGAGCTGGAGGTGGCAACATCGGAACAGGTAGTGTACCGATGCCAGGGGAAGCTGGGTTTAGTGCGACAACTGCTGAATCTGCAAGAAGCCAATAAACGAAATAAGGAAGATGGTATTACAACTTAAAAGAAATACAGCAACTGGTCAATATGTAATTGATTATGGTGTTCCAGATATTACAAAACCTGCTGTAACAGCTGGTGAATTTGAAGCATACTCAGGTTTACAGAATCAAACACAATTAGTTGGTACTACAACATTAGGTGAACAAACTCAAAAAGTTATGAGAGAAGCACCTGGTCAAGTTACAACTGAAGTTGATCCAGAAACAGGTGAAGTTAAAACTAAAACAACTGGACAACAAGTTGAAGTTGAACAAAAACCAATTACAAGTTTAGAAACACAAACAGGTGCTGCAGTTCAACCTACAGAAACACCTTTAGAAAAAGCAATGAGATTTGCTAGTGCAACTGCACCTTCACAGCAAAATCAATTTGATCCTAATGAATACTTTAGTAGAATTGAACAAATTCAAAAAAGTGCACAAAAAGCACAATTAACTAATACACTAATTAAAGGTGGATTAGATATTGGAATGACTTATTTAAGAGGTAAGTTAGGTGGATTCTCAACTGGTGGTATTGTACAAACCCCATTAAGTGGTGGTACTTATGGTACTGGTGGTGGATTTATGTCAACACCTACTGGTGGTGGTTTTGCAGCTGCTGGTGCTACATTATTACAAGGTGGTAGTGTTAAAGATGCTGCTAAAGTCGGTGCTGGTACAGCTGTTGGTACAGCACTTGGAACTGCAGTAGGTGGACCTATCGGTGGTGCAATTGGTGGAACTATTGGAAGTATTGTAGGATGTTTCTTACCTGATACCTTAATTAAAATGGCTGATGGTTCAGAAAAAGAAATTATTAATATTGATATTAAAGATAATCTTGAAGTAGGTGGTAAAGTATTTGCTACTGGTAAGTTTTTAATTAATAACTTATTTGATTATAAAGGAATTAAAGTTTCTGGAGAACACTTAGTTAATGAAAACGGCAAGTGGTTAAAAGTTAAAGATAGTAAGTTTTCAAAATCATTAGGCAACGATGAGCATATTGTTTATACACTAGGATCAGAAAACAGAAGAATATTAATTAATAATATTTTATTTACAGATTATTTTGACTTTGAAGAACAGAAGACGTTGGCAGCTTAATCAAGATTATCCAACATTACAAAAATGGTTTAATGAACATAAATGGGAATCACCTATTCCACAAGATGTTTTACCAGAACTTGGAATAATAATTGAAGATATATGTGCTGCTGGATTATATACCGATAAAAGTTCTACATTAGGATATATGTATGGTATATTTTCAAATCCTAATATTCCTAAACTAACATTGTTTAAAGCAATGGAAGATTGTTTTGAAGGAATAAAAGAATTAGGAAAAGAATTAAATTTAAAATATATTTATACAGTAACAGGTGAAAATGCATTACATAAATTATATGAAAAACATTTACACTTGACAAAATTAGAAACTACAATACAATCATATATTATAGATTTAAATAACACAAACAAAAATTTAGATTGGATATCAGAATAATATGGCAATAGGACCAGATGGAAAAGTAACTACTACAGGAATGATGGGTGTTAAACCTACTACTCCACAAGCACCAAATTTAAGTGCTTTGGGTACAGGTCAAAAACAAGCACAGCCTGCTCAACAACCAACACCAGAACCTGAAAGTGATTTAAAAAAACAATTTCCAGATGCAACAGACATGGAACTGGAATTTGCTGAAAGAGTAAAATCTTTAACGGATGAGGATACTGCAGCATTGCAATCTGTTTTATCCCCATCTGTTAGGACTGCATTAGGTAAAATTATACCAGAGTTCAAAGAAATTATGGATGCTTATGGTAGTAATGAAGCTAATGTAGTTATACCTGTCTCAATAGCAAGTAAATATGCTATGGCAAAGTATAACACACCAAACCCAGAGGAAGCATTACAAAGCATGACAACTGAGTTATTAGCTGTCTCTGATTTGCAACCAATGGGTGAACAACCGATGGAACAACAACAACAAACAACTGTGCCACCTAGTCAACCGCAAGGTATTATGACTAGCCCACAAAATATGGAGCAAGTATAGAGCTACCCTTATCCATAAGGCACTCAACCCAAAGAGGTAAAAATAATGGAAGAAGAAAACAAAGTTCAGGAAACTGAACAAGAAGTCGAAGCGACTGAAGATAACCAAGAAATAAAAAAGGAAGTTAAGTTAAAAGACTCTAATCCTTATCATAAAGATTATGGTGAAGATGATGATGAAACAAAAGCTTTTCTTTCTGGTAAACTTTCTAAATATCATCAGGAGCAGAGAGAAAATAAGGCAAACGCAGCAACCGAACAGAAGGACACCGATGCGTCTGAAGAAACTGCAGACTCAACAGACACCAAGGCTACTCCTATCGCTGAACGCCCTGTAAATGCTGAAGATAAAGTCTTTAAGAAACGTTATGACGATCTTAAAAGACATTATGATTCTACGATTCAAAAACATAAGGATGAACTTCGTTCTTTACGAACTCAATTAGAATCAAGTACTAAACAATTTGTTCCTCCAAAATCTCAAGAAGAATTAGAGAAATGGAGAAGAGAATACCCAGATGTTTATGGCATGATTGAAACCATTGCTATGACAAAGGCAGACTCTAGAGCAAAGGAAGTAGAGGAGAAATACCAATACTTACAATCTCAACAAGAACAAATTGCTAGGGAGAAAGCTGAAGTAGAACTTTTAAAACTACACCCAGACTTTAATGATATTCGACAAAAAGAAGAATTTCATGAATGGGCTGGTAAGCAAGATCCTGTTATTCAAAGTTGGTTGTATGAGAATACATCTAACGCATCATTAGCTGCTAGAGCTTTAGATCTATATAAAATGGATGCAGGCATTAGTAAGTTAAATAAACAGGAAAAGGCTGATGTAAAAAAAGAAGCTGCTAAAGCTGTCACTAAAACTAAAAAGAGTACTGATTCTGATATGCCAGTTAAAAAAGTCTGGACAATTGATGAGATTTCTAGATTGAAACCACATCAATATGAGAAGTATGAGAAGGAGATCGACCAAGCACGTTTAGAAGGTAGAATCAAACAATAACCTTAAACTAAACAATACCAAATAGGAGGATATATATTATGGCTTTTGGTAGTGCTGGTGGATACGGAAATTTACCTTCAGGTAATTTCACTCCACAAATTTTTAGCCAAAAGGTTCAAAAATTCTTCAGAAGAGCATCAGTGGTAGAAGATGTAACTAACACTGATTACGCTGGAGAAATTGAAAACTTTGGTGATACTGTTAAAATAATAAAAGAACCTACAATCACTGTACAAGATTATGCGAGAGGTACAGCTGTTTCTACTCAAGATTTAGCTGACGATCAAATTACTCTTGTAGTTGATCAAGGTTCTTACTTCGCATTCAAAGTAGATGACATTGAAGAAAGACAATCTCATGTAAACTTTGAATCACTTGCAACTTCTTCAGGTGCATACTCATTAAAAAGAAACTATGACTTTAATGTGTTAAAACACATTTATGACAATGCTGCAACTTCAGCTGGTAATACTGGAACAGATGGTTCACCAATCGATGGTGATGCTGCTGTTGACACATTAGCAGATGTTGTATCAGCTGCAAAGACAGTTCTTGATGGGAATGACGTACCAGAAGAAAATAGATGGTTAGTTGCACCGCCTGCATTCTTTCAACAATTAAGAAAAGCAGGTGCTAAATTATCAGACCAGTCAATCTTAAATGATGGTGCTGCATCGCAAATCAGAAATGGTAAAGTCACTGACAGACCATTATTTGGTTTCAACATGTACATGACTAATGCGATTGCTGTGTCTGGTGGAAATGCTGCAAACAAAACATTTGGTTCATCTGGAGCAAATGAATATGCGTTCTTATATGGACACATGTCTGCAGTTGCAACTGCTAACCACATTGCTAAAACAGAATTAATCAGAGACCCTGATTCATTCGCAGATATCGTTAGAGGACTACACGTATTCGGAAGAAAAATCTTAAGAGACGATGCAGTTTACTCTGGTGTTATCACAATTGGTTAATAGGAGGAAATAAACAATGACTGATTATAATAGTTCAAACACTAATAGAATCCTTAAAGCTTCTAGCGATAAGGTAAGAGTTATGTCAGAAGTTGTAGATTTTTCTTCTACAACTAATGCTAATACAGATACATTTGATGTAATTGGTATCCCAGCTAATACTTTAGTATTATCTGCTGGATGCGATGTTATGACTGCTGATACTGCTGGAAACAGTGGTACAATTGCTATCGGTGACAGTGCTTCAGGTACTTACTATGTAGGTGCTGCTACTGTAGCTGCTGCAGGTCAAATGACTGTAACTGATGACTCTAAAGTTTACTCTGCTGGTGACGATGTAAGAATTACTATCGGAACTGGTGCAGTAAATGCAAAAGTAAGAGTATGGGCAGTTATGGTTTCACTTGATCAAGGTGGAAACGCAGAAGATACTGATACTCAATCTGTAACTTTTAGTTAATAAATAAAATTCTTGGGGGGATTAAGTTCCCCCCTTGAGTACTTGGAATGCCAAATGGGTTCCATTTTATAACTCGCTTAACAAGGAGATAAAAATGACATTAAATATGTTACCTTTATTCAATTCATTAACAGTAGGATTTGACTCTATGTTTGATGAATTATCAAAATTACCAACTTCAACTTTTCCTCCATATAATATTGAGAAAGTAGAAGAAGGAAAATATAAAATTACTTTCGCAGTTGCAGGTTTCAACAAACAAGACGTTGATATATCTTGCAAAGAAAATACTTTGAAAGTGTCAGGCAAAATTGAAATGCCAAAGAACGCTGACTACTTATACAAAGGTATTGCTGAAAGAGCATTCAACCAATCATTTAAATTAGCAGATTACACAACTGTTGTAGGTGCTGAAATGAAAGATGGTTTACTTCATGTAGAATTAGAACAAGATCTACCTGAAAGTAAAAAAGAAAAGAAAGTAGATATAAAATAAATTAAACAAAGGGAATCCCATCAACCATGGCAACTACCTATTTAACATTAGTTAATAGGACTCTTCGTGAGTTAAATGAAACAGAATTAACTTCAGCTAATTTCTCTAATAGTAGAGGAATACAAACTGCAGTTAAAGATTTTATAAATAAATCTATTCATGACATTTATAACGAAGCAGGTGAACTTCCTATTCTCTATACAGAGACTAGCCAACAAACTTATGTTGGACAACAGGAATATGCTTTACCTGCAAATATGCGTAAGGTTGACTGGGATTCTTTTGTTATTAGTTCTGGTGAATTACTAACTAATCCTGAATTTACTTCTAACATTAGTAACTGGACAACTTTATCTGGTTCTCCAAGTTATTCATCAAATGGTAATGGCAGAATATTATTAAATGATTCAGCTGTATATCAAGCAATTAGTACAGTTAAAAATAGATCATATAGAATTGAAGTAAGAATTGCAGATATTTCATCATCAGGTTCAAGTATTAAAGTACAAGTCGGTACTTCTGCTGGTGATACTACAAATTTAAATACAACTGTATCTGTAACTAATACAGGTGAAGGTAATATTTTAGATACTACATTTACAGCTACAGGCTCTACAACTTATATTACAATTGATAATGATTCAACAGATAATTTAGAAGTAGACTATGTTAGAGTAAGAGATAATACTTTAGTTCCAACTAAATTAAACTTTATAACTTATGATGCATTTTTACAAAATAGAAAACCAACTGATGATAGAGCAGGGGATGATAATTACGATAAGCCTATCTCTATATATAGAAAACCTGACTATGGGTATTTTGGGTTAACTCCAATACCTGATAGAAGTGATTATATAATTAAATATGGATATTATACTACACACACTGATCTTTCTGCCTATAATGATACTATCAGTTTACCTGATCGTTTCTCCCCATTAATTATAGATAGATCTAAATATTATACTTATATGTTAAGATCAGACCCACAACATGCTACTCTTGCACAAAGAGACTATGAAAGAAAATTAAGATTACTACAAGTTGATTACGCTTCACCACAAGATTATATGAGAGATGACAGAGTATTATCGGGTAGTATTAATGTACAATTTATATAAGGAGACACAATGAAAAGAAATGAAATGAAAGCTTCAGAAGATAATTTAGATTATGCTTCTAAAAAAGAAGAAAGAATTATAATGGCTAGTGCTGATGATGGTCCAGGAATTTCTGCTAGAAAAATTGCAGAATTACCAGGTTCTACTCTTGCTGAAAAAGTAGAGAAAGCAACTGGAGTAACTCCAAGCCCTTATTTAACTTTACCTGAAGCAATGGATTTATTGAAGAAAAGTGGTGCTGTAGACTAGGAGTAAATAATGCCAACAACAGATTTAATTTCACCATTTGTTGTTAGCTGTGCTGGAGGATTAACTCTTAACAAAGACGTATTCTCAATGGCACCAGGTGAGGCTCTACAGTTACAAAACTTTGAGCCTGACATTGAAGGTGGATACAGAAGAATTAATGGAAGTGTAAAATATAATTCTAATATTGTACCTCAAGTTGCTTCAGCTGATGAACGAGTGGTTATGTCAGCTATCTTTAATGGTCAAGTTTATGCAGCTAGAGGTGGTAGTATTCATAGAGCAGCAGGCACAGGTTCTTGGACTTCTGTAACAACAGGATTAACAACACCAACAATTAACTATAATTTTAGAACATTAAATTTTAATGGTACAGAAAAATTAGTTGTTACTACAGGTGTTGATCAATATGCATTAAGTATAGATACATCAAATAGTGTAACTACATTTAATGGAACCAATGCTCCTGAATATCCTAAATATGTAGAAGTATTTAAAGACCATGTGTTTTATGCAGGTATGACTTCTAATCCAGAAGAAGTTGTATTTTCAGAACCCTTTAATGAAGATGGATTTTTAACTGCAAATGGTGCTGGTAGTTTTAGAGTTGATACTGAAGTTGTAGGATTAAAAGTATTTAGGGATGTTCTATATGTTTTTGGTAAAGATAAGATATTTAAACTTGCTGGTTCATCTAAATCAGATTTTGTAGTTCAACCTGTAACAAGACAAATTGGTTGTGTTGATGGTGGTTCAATTCAGGAATTAGGTGGAGATATTATATTTCTTGCACCAGATGGATTAAGAACTATTGCAGGTACAGATAAAATTGGTGATGTTGAATTAGGTTCTATATCTAGACAAATACAAACTAGAGTAGATACCATTATAACTAAATTAGATAATATTACATCTTTAGTTATTAGAAGTAAATCTCAATATAGATTATTTTATCCAGAGACAGCTGATGTTGAAGCAGTATCAAAAGGAATTATTGCTGTATTAAAAGCTAATCCAAATACAGGTTCAATTGGATTTGAATATGCAGATATAACAGGTTTTAAACCATCATGTACAGATTCAGAATTTATTAGTGATGAAGTTGAATTACAAGTTTATGGTGGATATGATGGATATGTATACAAGTTTGAAGTTGGTAATGTAATTACTAGAGCAACATCTACAAGTAATATCATTGCTGTTTATCGTTCTCCAGATATGATTATGGGAGACCCTGGTGTTAGAAAATATATGCAAAGGGTTAATTTAAACTATAAAGGAGAAGGTCAAAACGTAGATGCTAGTTTATCTTTAAAGTATGACTACGATGACCCAGGTACAGCACAACCAAGTAAAATACCCATTACAGCTGCAGCAGGAGCAGCAATATACGGAACTTCTAGTTATGGAACTGCAGTTTATGATTCAACAGGAGTACCACTAATTAGACAATCAGTTGAAGGTTCAGGATTTGCAGTTGCACTTAAAATAGATGATACAGATGGTGCAGATGTAATATCAATCAAAGGCTATCAACTAGAATTTACCCCAGGAGGAAGAAGATAACATGGCAGGATATTCAGCTAGACAAGCAGTCTATACTACAGGTGATACTATCGAAGCAGGACACAGTAATGATGAATTTAATACTGTACTCGCAGCTTTTGATGCTTCATCTGGTCACAAACATGATGGAACTGCAGGTGAAGGTGCATACGTACCTTTAATTGCTGATAGTGACGCTAACAATAAATTAGTTGCTGATACTTCAAATAATCGTTTTGGATTATTTGTTGAAGTTACAGGCTCACCTGTTGAGCAAATAAGATTTCAAGATGGTGCAATTGTACCTGTTACAGATAATGATATTGATTTAGGTACAGGTTCTTTAGAATTTAAAGATGCATACTTTGATGGTACAGTAAATTTAGATACATTAGTTATTGGTGCAGCTACGGGTATTACAGATGTTGATACGGATTTATCTTCTGTATCTGCAAGTGATGATACATTAGCTTCTGCTAAAGCTATTAAGACATATGTTGATTCTCAAGTTACTGCACAAGATTTAGATTTCCAAGCTGACACTGGTGGTGCATTATCTATTGATTTAGATAGTGAAACATTTACACTTACTGGTGGAACTGGTATAGATACTTCAGGGTCTGGTAATATTGTTACATTCTCAATTGACTCTACAGTTGTTACACTAACTGGCTCTCAAATACTTACAAATAAAACATTAACTGCTCCAGTTATTTCAAGTATCTCAAATACTGGAACTTTAACTTTACCTACCTCAACAGATACTCTAGTTGGTCGTGCAACTACAGATACCCTTACAAATAAAACTATAGATGCTAATGGCACAGGTAATAGTATTACCAACCTTGAAGTCGCTGACTTTGCTTCTGGAGTATTAGATACAGATTTAACTACAGTATCTGCTTCAGATGATACTCTAGCTTCAGCTAAAGCTATTAAAGCATATGTAGATTCACAAGTTACAAGTTTTGATACATTAGCAGAATTAACAGATACAAATATTTCATCACCTTCTTCTGGACATATTTTAGTTCATGATGGTGTAGATAGTTTTGATAACGTAGCAGTATCTGGAGATATTACTTTAGCTTCTGATGGTACAGTAGCTATTGCTTCAGGTGCAATTGTTAATGCTGATATTAATGCTTCAGCTGCTATTGACTATTCTAAATTAAATTTAACTGGATCTATTGTTGCAGGAGATTTAACTTCTACAGCTGTAGATAATACTAATACTAATTCAACAGTTATTACAGGTCAAACTGCTGAAACATCTATTGCAGATGATGACTTAATCTTAATCTACGATTCTTCTAACTCTGGATTAAGAAAAATGACAAAAGCTAATTTTGTAACTGGAGTAGGTTCAGGTACAGTAACTTCAGTAGCTGTAGCAGATGCAGGTTCATCTGAATTTACAGTAACAGGTTCACCTATTACTTCATCGGGTACAATTAGTTTAGCAGTCAATTCAATTGATGTATCTAAAATTACTAATGCAGTATCTACTTCAGATATTGGAAGTACAGTTCAAGCATATGATGCAGAGTTAGCAGCTATTGCTGGATTAACAAGTGCTGCTGATAAAGGTATTCAATTTACAGGTTCTGGTACAGCTGGAACTTTTGATTTAACAGCTGCAGGTAAGGCATTATTAGATGATGCAGATGCTGCTGCCCAAAGAACGACATTAGGATTAGGAACTGCTGCTACTTTAAATGTAGGAACTGGTGCTAATAATATAGTACAATTAGATGGATCAGGACTATTACCTGCTGTAGATGGTAGTCAATTAACTAATTTACCAGGGGCTTCTGCTGGATTTGCTATCGCTATGGCTGTAGCCTTGTAGACCTCTTGACTTTTTTACGAATAACAATATAATATATTATAAGGAGAATAATTAAATGGCACAAAACTTTAGAAGATACACAAGCAACAATGTAGGCACAAGTGCCACTGCTATACCTAGTGGTGCAGCATTTGATAGTTATGATACTATTGTTGGTATATCAGTTGCAAATGTTACAGCATCTGCTGTAGTAGCATCTGTATATATTAATGATAGTGCTAACGACATTTATCTAATTAAAGATGCACCGATCCCTGCTGGATCAGCATTACAAGTATTAGATGGTGGTGCTAAATTTGTTGTTCAATCTGGTGATAGAATTTATGTTCAATCAGATACAGCTTCATCATTAGATGT